GCCTGTCAGGTTGTAGAGAGTACAGACCTGGGCGCGTTCTATATGGATGAGCGCGGGTATGCAAAATTTTTATCCCGCAATGACATCATAGTTGCAGAAGGCGGCTCATTGACTTTGTTCAGTGATGTGCCAGGATCAGGTGATGTAACTTACCAGGCTGTGCAATTTGATATTTCTGATTATCAAATGATTAACAAAGTCACCGTAACAAGAACGGGCGGTATTGCCCAAACTGCCAGCGATACAGCCAGCATTGATGATTACTTTCAACACAGCCGTGTTAGAGGTGGCATTATGCAAACTGATGCAGATGCTTTGAATCAGGCTCAAATGATTATTGCTTCACGAAAAGAACAAGGCGTTAACATTCAATTAAACTCTTTAACAATAGATGCTTTTGGTGAGGATGATCCAAATCGGGTTATTGCCGCTTTAAATTTAGACATTTTCAGCCCTATCCAAGTAACCCAAACCTTGCCGGCGGGTAATGTGGTTACAGATTCCGTCATAGCCGGTTTGACTTATCAGATAACACCAAAAACATTTCAAGTTACTTTCACTTGCGCCCAACCTTTTGCCGTAGGATTTTTGCTATCATCGGATGTGGATGGCCGGCTTGATGAAGATTCTTTGGCCTATTAAGGAGTATATGTAAATGGCAACTTTTTCGGTTGGTCAGGTATTAACGGCGGCTCAAATGAACAGCATAGCCAATCTATCGGTTCGGGCAGTGACCGCAACATCAGACACATTAGTTCTTGCTGATGCAGATAACAAACTTATTACTTATTCAAACACAGGCACTACAACTATCACAATTCCACCATTTGATTCAGTTGCTATCACTACCGGGTCAGTTATTAATGTAATAAAAATTGGTTCAGGTGGCACGGTATCTATTATTCAAGGTTCAGGTGTTACATTGGCTTCAACCGGTACAGTATCAACTAATCCTACAATTACAAAAACTTTTGGTGCTGTATCTTGTATTAAAGTAAGTACAGATTCATGGTATGTGGTTGGCAGAGTGGCCGAATAATAAATGAATATTTTAGGAATTTTAACGCAACCATCTGCGCCACCAGCACCAACAACACTTGATGTTGATTTATTAGTTATTGCAGGTGGCGGCGGCGGAGCATATTATTATGGATCGGGTGGGGGCGCAGGTGGACTATTAGAACAGACCGCTAGAAGCGTAACAAAAGGAACAAGTTATTCAGTAAGTATTGGTGGCGGCGGCGCTAAATCTCCTGATACTTCATCAGCAAATAACACTGCTTCCTCTGGTACTAATTCTGTTTTTGACACATCAACTGCACTTGGCGGTGGCGGTGGTAATGGTGGAGAAAATCAAAATAACAGCAATACTACATCAGGTGGATCATCAGGTGGTAAACAAGGTGGAAGTCAATCATCGGCAACGCAAGGTAATTCAGGTGGAGCAACTGGTTATGGAAATACTGGATCGGTCAATGGCGTTGGTGGAGCGGGTGGTGGAGCAGGAGCCTCGGCTGGGACTGTTGGATTAAACGGCGGCGCAGGTAGAGCGAATTCAATTACTGGAACTTCAATAACTTATGCAGGTGGCGGCGGAAGTCAAGGTGGAACAAATGGCCTAGGCGGGGGATCAACTGCAAATCGCGGCGGCGGCGGTAAAGGTGATTTAGAAAATGGCGGATCGGGCGTAGTAATTCTTAGATATTTAACTGCTGATGGCACAATAACTATTGGTGCTGGTTTAACAGGTTCAACTGCAACAGATGGTTTATACAAAGTTACAACTATTACTTTAGGCACAGGAAATGTGAGTTGGGCATAATGGCACATTACGCATTTTTAGACGAAAATAACAAAGTCACAGAGGTCATTGCAGGAATTGATGAAACTGAAACTATTGAAGGATCAGACCCTGAAACTTGGTATGCAAACTTTAAAGGTCAAACCTGTAAACGCACCTCATATAATGGCAACATTAGAGGTAATTATGCTGGTATAGGTTATACATATTTACCAGTAGAAGATATTTTTATTCATCCTAAATGTTGTAATCAAGCAATGTTAAACATTGAAAATGCTAAATGGGATTGTTTAGATCATAACAAAAAACCTAATTATGGCAACTATTAGAGAACTGACTAGCCCAAATGGTTGGCCGGCTAGTGAGGATCGCAAGGCATTAAGCATTGAATCTTTTAATGTGCCAGGTACAAAAATAAAGTTTGCTTGTTGTAAAGCCGTTGCGCCATTGCTTGTTAATTTTGCTAAAGAATTTCATGAATTAGTTGAACCTATTGATCAAGGCCAGTTAGATGATTGGGGTTATGCGTTCCGCATGACCAGGGGATCAGATCGGGTTCTAAGCAATCATTCATCCGGTACAGCCATAGACTTAAATGCAATTAAGCATCCTTTAGGCAAGTCAAATACATTTAATAAGGATCAGCGTAATACAATTAACCTATTGATAACTAAATACGGATTGGGCTGGGGCGGTAATTACAAAAAGCGTAAAGATGAAATGCATTTTGAAATAGCATTAACTAGGCATGAAGTTCAACAAAAAATAAAACAGTTAGGATTGAAATGAAATTAGATAAAAAGAAAAAAGAAATTATCAAGTCATATTTAAGAAGCGTTGCAGTTGCAACTGTTACAACAGCATTAGCCTTAGTTGCAGATGTTCGGCCTGAGTTAGCAATTTTAGCAGGTGCCGTAATCGCACCTTTAATTCGCTATTTAGACCCTAAAAATGATCAATTTGGCGTAAATAGTTAATGAGCGCTAATGATTGGGCGGCTTTAGCAGTATCTACAATTACCATAGTAGGTGCATTGGTAGCAACTGTTAGATGGCTAGTTAAGCATTATCTAAGTGAGTTAAAGCCTGATAATAATGGCCGTCATAATTTAGAAGGCAGGGTTGCGCGTATAGAGGAAAAAATAGACACGCTTTACCAAATACTTATATCTAAGAAATAAGTCAGCCCGATCCCCTACCCTATGGCCATGAGTATGTGCGTGGTCGTACCGACTAGGGGCAGGCCTGAAAACATGTTACGCCTAGCACAAGCATTTATTGATACAAAGGCAGATGCAGACTTATATGCAGTAATAGATAACAACGATCCAAAATGGGATGAGTATTACAAACATGACAATTACTACCAAATTCCGGCACATAATGAAACAGGTGGTTGTGCCAAATCTCTTAATTCCGGTGCAGTTAGTTTGCTTGATATTTCTCGCTATCCTTTTTATCAACTGTTTGTTTTCATGGGTGATGATCACATTCCTAGAACGCTACATTGGGATAGAGAGTTTGAGAAGGCGTTAAGGGGTAAAACCGGCATTGCTTATGGCAACGATTTATTGCAAGGCGAAAATCTACCTACTGCATTTGTGATGACACGTGACATAGTAGATGCATTATGGGGTATGACATTTCCTAAATGCAGACACCTTTATTTTGATAACTTTGTTAAGCAATTAGGTATTGATCTAGGCGTATTAAAATATTTACAAGATGTTGTAATTGAACATTTACATCCAGTAGCCGGTAAGGCTGAAATGGATGAAGGTTACGCCAGGGTAAATCAACCTAAATTTTATGAAGAAGATTTATTGACATTACAAAAATACATCAGGTCGCAACAATATGCGGATTTGGTAAAGACATTAAAATGAAAATAAATGAATTGTTTGATGCGGTTATTGTTGTGAATTTAGATAGACGGCCTGACCGATTAACCGCAATAACGCATCAATTAAAAGAATTAGAAATTGATTGGCTAAGATGGCCAGCAATTGACCATTTAAATACTGATATGTCTGCAATTTTTTGTAATGTACTAAACACAAAAAATAGATTGTTTTATGCACAATTTAAAGAGTACAAACAAATTCTGATATTAGATGATGATTGTGAATTTGTAGATAAATTTTATGAAAAATTAGATCAAGTATGGCCGGAAGTACCTGATGATTGGGATACGGTAACTTTTGGAGATCATCTTATTAAATCTGTGCAAATTACGGGAAGAATTAAAAAAATTGAAGAATCCTATGGTGGTCATGCAACTGCCATTAAAATGTCATGTGCGCCAATATTATTGGAAGCCCTACAAGGCAAAAGTTTTGCCGATCTTGAATTAAACACAATTAGTGACAAAATAAACAGATACGCCATTGATCCTGGACTTGTAGGACAAGGTCGTTATGAATCAGATTTAGTTGGTGGAATAAGGCCAAATATGTACACATTATGGCAATAATGAATATTTTAATAACGGGATCACATGGCTTTGTTGGGCGCGCTTTCAGACGTGCGCTACCTCATGCTAATTTAACTTTAGTAGATTTAAAACAAGGTGTTGATTGCCGTAAATTTTTCCAATTAGAAAAAAAGCAATATGATCTTGTAATTCATTTGGCCGCAGTAGTTGGTGGCCGGATGCTTATAGAAAATGAACCGTTAGCCTTAGCGGTTGATCTAGCCATTGATGCTGAGTTTGCATCCTGGGCAATGAGAACTAAACAACCCTATCTTGTTTACTTTTCATCATCAGCCGCTTATCCAATTGAACTACAAACACTAAGTAAAAAACGCCGGTTGAAAGAAAAAGACATTAATTTTAATAAGATCGGCAAACCTGACATGACTTATGGTTGGTCAAAATTAACCGGCGAAATGTTAATGAATTATTTACGTGAAGAAGGCACAAAGGTATTAACACTTAGACCATTTAGCGGATACGGTACAGATCAAGATTTGGATTACCCATTTCCATCTATTATTGAACGCGCCATTATGAACGCAAACCCTTTTAACATTTGGGGCAAGGCAACTACTACTAGAGATTTTATACACATTGATGACATAGTTGATGCAGTCATAACTATGGTTAGAAATGATTGTAATCAAACGGTCAATCTATGTACCGGCAGACCCACAACATTCATAGATTTAGCCACAATAGCCTTAAAGGTTCTAGGCCATGAAAAAACCTATCGTAAGAATTTTAAGGTATTAACTGATAAGCCGGCAGGTGTGGCCTATCGGGTAGGTGACCCAACCATGATGAGTGACTACTATACCCCAAAAATTAGCCTTGAAGAAGGCGTTGAACGCGCTATTCGCGGAATAGTATGATCTAAAATTGGTGACTATGGCTACTAAGAAACCTAAAAAAGCACCCCAGCGTAAACGGCGCACGCCGGCTAAGGCTGATGCATTAAACAAATTAGAAAACCATTACATTACTTTAAATGAAATATTTAAAGCGGCCAAGGCCGCCGGGTTTAGCCATGATGTTGCATTTTGGTTAATTACAGAGCCGGGTGATTCCATGCCTGATTGGATTAATCCAGGTTATAAACCTAGTGAGATTATTCCCCGAATTGATCCAACAGATGATGAGGATGAAGATTAAGCGCGACAAATCATTTAATGCTCGCTATCTTGTGGTGAGTGACTTGCAAGTCCCATTTCAATTTACAGAGGCCGTAATCAATCTAAAAAAACTGGTCAATGCATTTAAGTTTGATTTAGTTTTAAATGTTGGTGATGAAATGGATTTCAATACTATTTCAAGATTCGCAGATGGCAAGGCTGAATCTTTTATGCAAACCCTGGATGAAGATCGGGCTACATGCCAAGATATTCTTTATGATTTAAAAACAGATGTAGTATCAAGATCAAACCATTCCGATAGATTGTACAAATCCTTACAGCGCATTCCAGGGCTTATGGGATTGCCTGAATTACAATATGCAAACTTTATGGGTTTTGATGATTTAGGCATCCATTATGCAAAACAGCCTTTTCCAATTCCAGGCACTAACTTTGTACTGTGTCATGGTGATGAAGGTGTTATATCTAATATAGCCGGTCAGACCGCGTTAAATCTTAGTAAACGCTGGGGGCGGTCAGTAGTGTCGGGACACACGCACAGATTGGGCTACACATGCCATTCAGAGGCCTTTAATGGCCGTTTAGAGCGTGTTTTAGTAGGGGTTGAGTGTGGTCACACCTGCGACCTAAAAAAGATGTCCTATACCAAAGGCTACGCCCAATGGCAGGCCGGTGCGGTCATCATTCATGTTAAGCGTGGAAATGTAAGCGTAGAGATGATCCCATTTAATGTTGATGGATCATTTACTGCTATGGGTAAAGCCTTCGGGTGAGGTAGATCACAAAAATAATTTAGATAAAACCTTATAAGTAATTGCATTTGTCAGCCCCCGGGTGTTTAATTGGATTTACAAACGCAATTGACCGGAAGGGGTTAATTATGAAAGTACAACTTAGCAAGGCAGATATGTCTGAATTACCAGGCATTATTGCTATATTTCAAAATGCTAATAAATCTATAACTATTAAAGTTTTAGACAATGTTAGTTATGAAGTTACAAGAAATGACACAACATTAAAAACAGATATGTCTTGGAGATATTTAGTCGGATCACAATTAGTTAAACATATTGAGAATGACATTAAAGATGGTTATTACAAAGGCGTTAGAAGGATCGCCTAATGAAACTTACAGTGGAAGAAATTGATACATTGTTTGATTGGTATATCCATTTTGAACACAATGACTTAATGACACCTAAACAAATTGATGCAATAGATGAACTCT